GGTACAGGTTTATGGATTTCAACGAGGACAACCTTAAACGAATACTTCCCTAACCAGTTTCATTCAAATTTCTATAACGCTACCTTTAGAAGCACATCTACCATACAGGGCAATGTGAGAATAGACCCAAACATATATTTGAATTTCGACAGTCTTAGAGGTATAATTGTTTATGAAACAACTGGCGACGACAAGTTTGTTATAGGAGTAAAGACAGGTTACGATACTCAATCCGGTTATCTAATTTTATGTCAACAGCAGGATTATAATATTGACTGGGGAGCAGGAATAGCGGGCGACCCGCATTTCAGGATTCAATCTTCCGACCAAAACGATTCTGACAAATATATTCAATTCAGTTCTTCTGATACCGATGGAGGAAATGCCTATATCGAAACAGGAAAAGACTTAAAGATAATTCCTGCGGGAGGAGACACAATTATTACAGGAAATGTCATAGCTAATACAGGATTCCTGCAACTTTATTCAAGAACAGAAGCGGAATTAAAGGCAATAACTCCTACAGCAGTAGGACAAACATATTATGATTCTACCAATGCAGCAGTGGTGGTATCAACCGCAACTGTAGCCGCGGGTAATTTTGGAATGATAACGGGTGATGGCGTAACTCCAACAGGATGGTAAGGGAAATAAATGGTTAGATTAGATAAGTATGCAAGATGCACTTGTTCCAATTCAAATTCAGTAACAGTTTATCATGGAATATTGGATGTAGATAAACGATAAGACAAGGGAGGACTAATGAAGCAAGAATTCATCACATTCAGGCCTTGGAGATGGGGCAGCAAAGTATTCATGCACAAGATGAGAGTTACTGTCAGCGACAGCGACTCAGAGGCATTTAAAACCGAAATCAAGAGAAGGGAAAAATTCGGATTCATCAGACCTACTCCGAAAACCAAAGAGCAATTATTGAAAGATAGGAAAGAATTCATCAAGGAAGCACAGGACAGGAAAGACAGGATAGAGAAAGAAAAGCAGAAGATAGAACTTGACGAGAAAAAGCGTATAGCGAAAGAGAAAGAGGATGAAGTTAAAAAATTAAAGGGCGATATTGAGCAGGGAGAGAAGAAAATTGACAAGGAAACGCCTCCAGTCAAGAAAGAGGAAAAGAAAGTAGAAAAGCCTGTCAAGATGCCAGAGAAGCCAAGGGAAACAAAGAAAGATACCAAGAAAGGTATTTTGAGTAAAATGAAGGACAAACTAAAGAAAAAAGGAAAAGATAAATAATGGTCGCTCTTGGAACTTATACAACCATAGCAAGAATGAGAAAGGTATTGCTTAAACTCACAGGCAATGCAGCCACCGGAGTCATGATTGATGACGATGTTGATGCCTGGATTGTGAAAGCTGAAGCGGTAATCAATTCTAAGATAGGCAATAAATACACAGTTCCTTTTACTACTGTTCCTCCTGTCATAGCGGTTTTCGCAGAAGACATCACCGCATACATGATAATGCGGACAATGTATACTCAGGACAGTCAGAACAAGACCGCCTGGATTGAGGATTTCAAGGCTGCAATATCAAGCCTGAATGCAATCAGGGACGGAAAGCAAGTTGTGCTTGACTCAAGCGGAAACGAACTTTCAAGGGCGTCGGAGGAAGTTCACTCTAACAATATGAATTATCATCCTACTTTTGACGTAGATGACCCGCTCAATCAGTCGCAGGATGACGACAAGATTACAGAAATAGAAGATGCGAGAGAATAATGACTAAGACCGGAATCGAAATAAAGGGAATGAAAGAGCTTCAACAGAAGTTGAAGAGCTTAATCAAGAGCATAAAAGAGCCGAAGAAATTTTTTGGCTTTGCTTCTTTGGTAATGTTTCAAGACACAATGAGGCATTTTCAAAATGAAGAAGAACCAAAGGGTAAATGGAAACCTCTTAAAGAAAGAACTTTAATCCGTCGACGTGGAGGCGAAGGCAAAATACTACAAGATACCGGACAATTAAGGAATAGCATTGATGTTGAATTTACAAATACGAAAGCAGAAGTAGGCACAAATGATATAAGAGCTAATACTCATCAGAAAGGAAGGAAAATCGGAAAGGGAAAAATCCCTGCAAGACCATTTATTTGGTATTCAAAGAATGCGGAAGACAGAATACTCGATAATTTTATGCTGCATCTAAAAAGAGGAACTACATAATTGGCGCTTATTAATCCTAAAATTCCATATAAAACAATTCGTGATTCATTGAGAGATTTATATAGAAACAACATGGCTGCATTGAATGTCAATCTGACTGCCGGAACTTTTACGAGCAATGACCAAATAGTTGGAGCCGACCCAGAAATAGAAAATACTATGCTTGCTCTATATCCCATGATATTTATAAGAATAGAAAATAAAAATGAGGCTTTTAGAAGCATAGGAAATGCAGGGAGAAAACATCCCGTAGTAAATTTTAAAGTTTTCGGAATAGTATCAGACATGAGCGTAAACAAGGAAGACGAAATTATATATCTGGCTTCAAATATGGAAGGATTGCTCAGAGACAATATTCAATTTGATAACAATGTAATCAAATCTGATTTGGGAGATACTACCTGGGGATTGGCACTTGAAAAAGGAGTTTATATAAAAGCAGTCGGGATAGACATTGCCTGTACAGTGGAAATACGATAATGGCTGGAATTAAAGGAATGAAACAACCAAAACATACATTGGAGGTAAAATAAATGATTAAGCTCGAAGTTATTTACGAAGGTTCAAAAAGAAAAATTAGTCTGTCAGACGGCAGAGTTTTAGAAATGACAGACGGTCGTATAATTTCTATGCCTGAGCAGGATTGGTATTCCACATATTCAAAGACAGGGAATTTTAAACTTGTTGGAAAAGAAGATGATATAAAAGAAGTCGGATTTTTTGGTGAAGGTTCAGAATCTGATTCCGGAACTTCATTTAAGGAAGAAGAGAATTTAGAAGAAAAACCAAAGAAAAAGAAAAAGAAAAGGGGGTATTAAATTATGTCATTAGCATTAGGATTTAAAGGCGGAGTTTTAGGTATCGGAGAAGAGCAATCATACGGAGAGCACGGAAAATTTACAGTTGGTGCGACTAACAATAAGATTGATTTTACTATCGGTGCAGGAGCGCTTGTAGCAACAGTAGCGAGTGGAACTTATTTTGCTGGTTCAAGTAGTTCGGTTGCAAGTTCATTGTGCGCTGCAATTAAAGCCGCATTACTTGCCGCAGATGCTACAGGAATATATACTGCGACATTCGATATTGAAACGAAGAAATTTACTCTTGCAAGAAGTGCAGGAACGTTTACTCTCCCTTGGGTGACAGGAACTAATACTGCTATATCTATAAAAGCATTGATTGGCTTCACGGCAGACGACACAGGAGCATTGAGTTATACTGCCGACAGTGCAGTTGCTGTAGTTCAGAAATATATTGAAATCAATTCCGATGGACTCGATTTGGAAGAACCTCCTATCTACAGTGGAGCAATTCCTGGAGTTCATAGACCGTATGATGAGCGTGTTCAGGGCAGAATAAATCCGGGCGGTTCGATAGATTTTGAGATGAGATATGAAGGATTTGAACTTCTTTTAAAACATGCTATGGGTGGAGCTTCAACCGCTGAAGTTGCTTCATTTACCGTGGTTGTTGATACGAATGATATGATTGATTTCAAGGAAGATGCAGGAGCGGAATTACATGCGACACTAACTCCTGGAACTTATATAATGGGTGAATCCAGTGCTGATGCAGCTTCATTATGTCTATTACTGAAAACTCAGTTAGAAGCTGCTGGAGTTGGGACGTATGCTGTAACATTTTCAAATGTTACAAAAAAACTAACGATTGCGGTTTCTGGTGGAGCATCGGCAGTTCAATTTTTATGGAAAACCGGTGTAAGTGGAAGTGATAATGCTGATGAGAGTGCAGTATTATTATTAGGATTTACAGCAGGAGCAGACGGAGTGAATGGAGCTTCTGATACGAGTGATACAGCGTTAGTTACGATATTTGACCATACACTCACTCATGCAGATGAACTTCCTACAGGATTGACTCTTGATACTGATAGAGACATAAAAGCATTTGTGATGAAAGGTGGGAAAATAAGAAGTCTAAGCCTGACTCAGGATGTGGCTGGTTTTCTAAATGGCTCATTTGATTCAGTTGGAAAAGATATTGACAAAGCTCCTGTTGATACCGCTACTTTGCCAACAGCTCCTCTTGTGGTGTTTAATCATGGAGTGATTCAATATGACAATTCAGACATCAATCTGACAGCTCTTGACTTAGCAATTACGAATCCTTTAAAAGAGGACAGAGATTACATTGGTTCAAGAACGAAAGCTGAGCCGAAACGCAACGGGAAATACACGGTAATGGGAAATCTTTCGACCGAATACGAAAGTGAAACTCTGCTTGACAATTTCAGGTCAGCTCTTACTAAAGCACTATCGGTAGTTTATACTCATCCGACAGCGATAAAAACTGGATTCTATTATTCTATTACAATATCAATAGCTAAGCTTATGCTTGATAAAGCACTGCCGCTTATTTCCGATGAGGGAGCGGTGATGTATAATATTTCTTTCACGATGCTTGCTACAGATTCAAGCACAAGGGAAATGACTATTGTTATCAGAAACACAAATTCAGACATAGCAACAAACAATTATTAATTTTAATTTTTGGAGGTGATGAATTTTGAGAATTTTAATTGAAACAGATGGCTGTTCTGCAAATAGCACAATAATTATCAATGGAGAAAAGCAGGAATTTAAGGAATTTGGAATCACCGTCAATAAGAGATTGCCTAATGTGAAAGCTCAGTTGATAAAAGTCATAGAAGGTCGTCCTATCGTGATGTCCTTTTATGCAGGTGATTTCAAAAAGTATGATGAGTATATTCCGGACAAGGAGAATTTAAAATGACAGAAAAGAATTTAAAACCTACCACAGTAGCAGATTATCTCAAAAAACATTCTAAAATAACCTTATTCACGCTTCCTTCGGGAGCGGTTTTTGAAATCAAAAAAATCAGTCCTGAGTTCTACATCGAAAATGAAGGAAGTGTCGTAGACGGGATTGACGACATAACAGACAAGGAAGAAAGGAAAAAAATCATACAAGAAAAACTTAAAACAAAATATGACAATATGTCTATTGAAGAAAAACGAGAATTTCAAAAAAAGCAAATGATACTATATAAAAAATTAGTTATTCAAGCAGTCGTAAATCCTGCTGTATCATTTGAAGTTGAAGAAGGTAAGTTACACATAGATGATATTGTGGTAACAGAAGATTTTTATCCTTTAGTAAAAGCAATCTCTGACTTTTCAGGGGGAGAGGAACTGAAACCCTTTCGCTCGGAGCCAGAATCCTCTAATACTTGATTGTCTTGGCAAAAGGTATCATTGCAGACCTTCTGCATTTCTTAAAGATGAAGATTTGAGAGATATCCACATTGATTGGATATGCTATAAAAGAGGAATGAGAGAACAGAGCAGACAAAATCAAAGAGAGCAAATAAAAGCCGAATTGGAAAGAAGAAAGAGGCAACATGCCAGATAGAACTTTTGATGTATCAATTCTTTTAGGCTTAACCGATGAAGCCTCAGCGAAGTTTAAGACAGTAGAAGGGCGTACCGAAGCTGCGAGGCAAGGATTTATAAAAGCAGGGGCTGCCTTGACTGCTTTCGCTGTCGGTGGAGCTGCTGCTATCGTAACTCTTACCAATAAAGCATCTAATCTCGAAGAAACCTCCTCAAAATTCAACGTAGTATTTGAGCAACAGATAGACTTGGCGGAGAAATGGAGCAAGGAACTCGTAAAGAGTTATGGAGTATCTACTGAGCAATCAAAGAGATTTCTTGGTTCGATTCAGGACTTGCTTGTTCCGATGGGAATGCAGTCCGACATCGCAGCCAAACTGTCAAACGAAGTTGTAAAACTGTCTATTGACCTGGGTTCTTTCAATAATATGCCGACTGAAAGAGTGATGCTCGATATTCAGAGTGCGTTGGTCGGCAATTTTGAGACCATGAAAAAATATGGTGTTGTTCTGAATGCCACGAGAATAGAACAGCACATTATGAATCAAAAATTGGTTGACCATGCGAGTAAAATCACTCAGTCAATGAAAGCACAGGCTGCCTACGAATTAATGGTCATGGGCAGCAAAGCAGCAATGGGAGATTTTATAAGAACGTCAGAAGGATATGCAAATCAGGTTAAAATAATGCAGGCAGGAATTGAAGATTTGGCTGCGAGACTGGGAGAGAAATTGCTTCCTACTATGAAAAATTTGGTCAGTCTTGTAGTCCAGGCAACAAAATTTTTGCAAGATTTGTCTCCTGAAACAGTTGCTTTGGCAGCTAATATTTTACTTGCATCGGTTGCACTTGCTGGAATACTTGGACCAGCTGCATTGCTTATCGGATTCTTGCCGCAAATTATTCTTGGATTTAAACAAGTAAGTCTTGCAGTAAAATTCGCTACCACCGGATTGGCAGGTTGGACATTAGCAATAGGTGCTTCCTATCTTGCTGCTAAACTTTTTGTCGAGATATTAGATAAATGGATTGATAGGACAAATAGACTCGCAGGAGAACAGGCAAAAAGATTAAAGACTATCGAAGGACTCATAGAACATCAAGAAAAATTAAAAGAACAGAATATGGATTTGTTCCGGCAGAGTCAAATATCTCAAGTAGAGATGTTTAAAAGAAATGCACTAATAGATGAAACGATTGAAAAACTTAAAGAAAGAGGAGAAGCCAGAAGAGTTGAAGCAGAATTAGAAAAGACAATAATACCAGAAGTAGTAGAAGTAGAAAAACTATCTCTTGAACAAAGACTTGCAATGATAAGTGGTTTTGTCAATGCTTCTGCAAATATGTTTAATAAATTCTATTCATTACAGGCTGTTCAGATAACTAATGCAATGAATAAGGATATAGAAGCAGCAGAAAAAAGACATGAATTAGGTCTTACCAGTGAAGAAGAATTTCAAGCAGAAGTCAGTAATATTAGAGACAAAGCTGCGAGGGAAGAATCAAAAAGAAGAAAAGAATTAAAACCTATTATGATAGCACAGGCGATTGCTAATACTGCTGTCGCAGTAACAAAGGCTCTCGCAGAACTTGGAGCTTTTGGGATTCCTGCTGCTATAGCGATAGGGCTTGCAGGAGCAGCAGAAGTCGCAACAATTCAGGCTCAGGAGTTTTTGAAAGGTGGAATAACTACCGAACCAATATTAGGAAGCTTGCACAGAAACGAGGCAGTAATTCCACTGGAAAGTCCTACTGCTTCAAGAATGTTAGCGGGAGCAGGAATCGGAGGTA